TATTTGCCTTTACTATTCTCCTTTATAATATATAATGGAAAATCTTTTATATATTAAATTGTTTCGGGCTCAATAATTCCCAAAATGAAACCGAAAGGAGCGCCCAGTGGAATTAACCACTGGGCTAGATTTGAAATACGGCAACAAAAATAGTAGTCTTAATGTACCATGAGGGAGTTGAACCCTCGACACCATGATTAAAAGTCATGTGCTCTACCAACTGAGCTAATGGTACGCATCCTGCAGGTTACACACAGACAGCCGATTACAACGCAATCCATCTTTCCCTTCCAACAACTCCATCATCCTCACCTGCAGGCATCACCGATCCACCACTCTCGGCTTAACAGCGGTCATTAGTAACCTTAGGAAATTCATTACTGACTCTAGCACACATTTACTAGGCACTTACCAGTGTATTTCCTTCAACCACCCCATAGCTTGTACGTTTCAAGCCGACGCCAATCCTTATTATTATACCGCCTTCATACGCGTAGGCGGCTACCAACTTGGGAACATAGAAGATCTCTTTATCTAATATGCTATTCCATTGGGCATCCCAAATCGTTTTCATTTCGCAGCAGATGAACTCTGCACAATCATGTTAACAGGTACTCATATTGAGAGTATAACATGGGAGATCTTCGTTTGCCTAGAACGGGGAATTCAGCAAAACGAAGGAATACCGATCAGCGCTATGACACGCTGACCGGCTAGATTGAACTAGAATATTATCGCGAATTATCTAGACGCACTCTACGTTGGCGCATCTCGGTGTTATCCTTTGCCTTCCATCGCGCACCTGCTTATCCTCGCGGCCGCTTCATCATAGCACAAGTATTATTCCGAACGGTGAGAAAGTCCCACGGCTAGCACCTAACATATTGCGGTTGCAACTCACTTAACACGCAGCCTCTATATCGGGCTGCCAACTCAAACCGCATTTGCCGTAATCAACGGTGCTTCTGTTTTATAAACGGCAAAATTTCTGAAATAGGATTCGGACCTATTATCAAATATAAAAATACTTTGCTCTGCCCCTTGAGCTATCAGAACTTTACATCATTACCAGATTGTTATATTAATTTGTAAAAGTTTACAGAGGACAGTTTCCCGTCCTCTGATCAACTTATCTTGTGGGTATATGATTAACCAAGAAGGGATTTCATTTTAGTGCAAGATGCTGGGCCATACTTTCCATCTGCTGTTAATCCATATTTCTTCTGGAATGCAACTACTGCATTATATGTAGCAGTTCCAAAGTCTCCATCTACAGTTAAACCACTATTAAGCAGATAATTAAGATCCTGCTGTAAGAGTTTAACCTGAGCGCCCTTGCTTCCTTTCTTAAGTGTAGGAGAACCGGCTGCTACTGAAGGGACAACAGAAGTTGTGCTTCCTTTAAGGGCTGCTTCCATCTTCTTCTGAGAATTAGAGCCATAGATTCCATCTGCTGTTAATCCATATTTCTTCTGGAATGCGATAACAGCTGCTTTAGTCTTAGCGCCAAAGCTTCCATCCACCGTAAGTCCAGACTTCATTACATAATTTAAATCATGCTGAAGTAAAGTAACCTGTGCTCCAGTAGAACCAGATTTCAGATTAGGTGTTCCTGAAGCAACTGCAGGAACTGTAGATGAAGAAGCCGCAGTGGTAGTTGTCTTTACAGTATTATTTACAGTAGTGGTAGAAGCTGTAGCATTAGATGCTCCAGAATATTTATTATAATATTCCTGACCGTATCCAGCCCTCTTTGTTTTAACAGTATCACTAGTATCTGCAGGTTTCTCAAATCCTGTTAATACTGCATCAGAAGCTTCTTTTACTGACGTAGCTGCTTTGAGAGTTTTAATTACTGTAGAATAACCCTGTAATTCACTCCATAAATAATCAAGCTGCATAGAGAGATTACTGATAGAAACGCTCTTAGATTTAGCGAGATCCAATAATCCCTGCTTACGAGTATGATAAGTCCACTGAGCTAATCCATAACCAGCAGCATCTTTAGCAAAGTTTGTATAAGAACCATTATCTACAGCTTCAGTATACTGCACGTCTGTCATTCCAAGTTTCTTCTCATAAGTATCCTGCAAATTATTTGGTTTTAATCCGCTTTCACCATACAGATTGCCCATAAGACCTGCAGTGGCAAATGCATTCAGTCCTTTACCAATAAGATAATTCCAGATTGTCTTTTCATCAACTCCTGTGGACTGAGTAGATGCTACACTTGATGTAGTGGTGCTAGCAGTATCATATTTAGGTCTTCCATAACCATCAATACTAGTATAACTAAGAGTATATTTCTTGAGTGCTACACCGCCACCATTTGCAACTACTCCAGCTGCAGTCGATGTATTTCCTTCAACAGTATAAACGTAATTAGAATCTACGTTATATACTAAACCTGTGTGGCAGATTCTAGATGAATTCTTGAAGAAAATCTGGTCTCCAATCTGAGGATTTGACTTATAATAAGCTCCCTTATTCTTATAGAGTTGTGCTGAATTTACAGTATAATCATCGAAGTTACCTCCAAGAAGTGCTTTAGCGTTAGACACTCCGTATGCTTTGTAGAAGCACCAATCTACAAAACAATCACACCATGCTGCTGGGAAATCCATTACTGATGGATAGAGCTGGTGCATCTCATAACCGTACTTAGTATAGTTAGCACTACCTGCATTGGCGGTCTTGTCATACAAATCCTTATTACTAGCTTTCTCCACATAACCTACTTCGGCTTTAGCAATTGCTATAACCTTATCAACTGTGTTTGCCATAATATGACCTCCTTATAAAAATATTTTTTGAGACTAAATATAAATTATTTTAGTCATTAGTTTTATGTTCAGAGGACAAACCATAGGCCGTTGGACAAATGCCCAACGACCTTATATTGTGTTGTAGACATTGCATAGCGTGTATTACGCTAGAATTTGATAACTGGAAGGGAAGGCATTTTCTTCATAGCCTTGATATGTTCCTTCTGGCTCTGTTTTGCTACCAATGTAGCCTTGTTCTCATACTTCTTGAAGATGAGGTTTCTAAGCTTACGCTCTTTAACTCTGTTAAGCGCTAACTGATGGAAAAGAGTATCATTCTTCTCCTTAGCGATAACGATAGCAGCAAGATGCTTACGACGAGTGAAATCATCATTCTTACCAAGACGAACAAGAGTCTTCTTACTCATCTTACGAGCCTCAAGCAACTGCTGAACCTCTGCAGATTCAGTAAAGTTCTTAACACCCTCTTCACCATTCTCAAAGTAAGACGCTGATTCCAATGCAGACTGCATCATAAGATTTTCTACATCAGCTGCAATGCTGGCAATACCCTCTGGAGTGTCTGGGTCTTTATTTATAACCTTATCAACTTCGTCTTCAATAGGGCTACCAATGGTATTATCATTTTCATGAGTGAAAATCATTATACTTACCTCCTTAATAGTTTGAATTAACAATTCTCAGCTGAATTATTTAATATGATGTTATTGGATTCATCTTTGCATTTTATAGCATGGAAAACTTTAAATTAAAGCGCATATTATAAATGCGATAAAGAAAAGGAGGTTAAAGAATGCAGCAAAATAGTTTAAATCTTAAACCCATCAATGAGTATAAGCAAGTCATGATGGAAGGATTACGACATTCATTCCCCGGATTACATCCAGAGGAATTATCTAAAGCCATTGATTGGTCTATTAATAGTCGACTATATAATGGTCCAGCATCTTTAGATAATAATTACACTAAAAAGAGAATGGATGGTACGGTTCTTGATATTCTAAAATATATAGAAAGTCTAGAACCTATAGTTACATCCAGCGGTGTTTTATTTAAGAAACACAAAGAAGCAGAGAATCCATTAAGTAAGATGATTAATGGTTTCTTAGTAAAAAGAGCTGAATACAAATCAACAATGTTCAAATATCCTAAAGGATCTGCAGAGTTTGAAAAATATAATTTATTTCAGTTGCTAGAAAAATTAAACGCTTAATGGCTAGGCGGGTTATGCGGTGACGCATAGCAAAAACTACTGTGTGAATTGCTGGGAAAGGCTAATGCTCTCTTGCCATTTATATGGAGACGAAAGTCAGAAACAAGTAGAGAGATGGATCATGCTGAGATAAAAGCCTTTAATAATAACCGTAGTTATTAAAGGTGCTAAAATCCGATTACAATGTCTAATCAGCAGCTAATATTTGATATTTTAAAAGGGAGGCATAATTATGAATAATAATAATATTGAAAGTTCAATAAATAATAAATTACTACCAGCAATAATAAATAATGAGAAATGGAAATGGCTGCCAGATTCTCATGAATGCGCCTCATATAATACTACAACTTATTATGATCGTTATTACGATAAATTTATAGGCTCATGTGAGTGTTGCGCATTTTTATATTCATTTTATTAATTATATAGGTAAAATATCAAATGAAGTTCAACGACTATCCCCATATGGGACGTGAAATTCGTCTACAGGAGTACGGCCAGTATTACATGCTGGTAGGTGAGAACCCTTTAAATGGAAGCGCACGGCATCTTACTAAGATGAAGATATAGTCTCGCTTATTTTAATTAAATAAGGTTAACGGAACGCAACTTACGGTGTTCTAGGAGCTCCAACGTCTATGTATTATAATCTATATGTAGCAGAGGCAGTAACTAGGCAAGGCAGATCTTATATATCATGCAGTATTACTTTATTTGAATCCTTATTGGCGAATAATATAAAATTCAATAGTTTAAATGAAGTAATTACGTTTATAAATAACGTTGAGCATGAAAAAGATAATCGTCATTGTTTGGATTCTGCTATACTGGATAGGGATATTACAGTAGCAGAATGTTTTTATAAGCTTATGAATACTGCTGATATGGCAATATGGATACCGACCGAAAAGGAAATGGGTTTGGTATGGGAGTATCTAAGAGATCTTCCACAGGAGGATATTAATAGATTATATTATAAGAATAATCTATATACGTTCTGTGATCTTCCAGTGGTTACAGATCTTCTTATTAAGATTCTTAACAATCTCGGTGGTGCTCCATTATTTGAGGGGGGTAAAGATGGTAAGGAAAAGATTACTCCTAATATCTTTATGAATCCTAATAAACCACCGAAGACTATAAGAAAGGAATTAGATATTCTTGTAGATCTTATTAAGGAATATGTATATTATCCTCACTTCTATATAGACAAGCTTGATAGAATAGAGTATATGCAGCGTGATGCAGTTTGTATAGTAGATACAGATAGTACTATTGTATCATTCGACGCATGGTATAGATTCGTACTGGATAAAGTTTATAATATTCCTATGAAGATTAAGAGAGAGAAATTTAATATGGTTGATATTGCAGATCCAGATGAGTTTGGAGATCATAAAAAACGAGTAATGTGCGAGATAGTAGAACAAAGACTTGATTATGATTTCTATACAGATGAAACTATCGAACTGGATCGATATATTGAACCTGCGAAACTTATCCCTCAGGATTCTTTGAAGTATTCAATTATAAATATCATAGCTTACGTATGTAGTGCTCTTGTAGTCGATTATTTGAATGAATATACAAAACTTACAGGAAGCTATGTCGAAGGAACAAAATGCAGAATGGTGATGAAGAACGAATTCTATTTCTTAAGAGCATTATTAACAATCCATAGACGTAATTATGCATCGCTACAAATGCTACAGGAAGGAAATATAATACCGGAGGGTAGTAGATTGGCCATAGCAGGATTACCAATAGATAAATCTACTCTTCCTGACGATATTAAGAGTGAGTTCAAAGAGATTCTTTACGAAGATATCATGAATGCAGATAATATTGATCAGATTGCTATTATGAAGAAATTAGTTATGATGGAGAACAGTATTTATGATAGCATAATGAACGGAGAAACAAAATATTATCGACCAGATAATGTAGCTGCAATGAGCTCATATGGTAAGAATCCTCTTGAAATCAATGGCATAGTAGCGTGTCTCATTTATAATGAAATGAGAGATGATGATATGCCAGCAATAAATCTTGAAGAGAGGAATTCTATTATAAAGATCAAGATCGATGTTACTAAGAAAAATGTAAGTAAGATTAAAGATCTTTATCCAGTAGAATATGAAAAGTTATGTAGATTACTAGATTCTCCAACTCTTGGTTCTAAGGTTAATGTAATAGCATTACCGTTAGATAGCCCAGTGCCAAAATGGGTATTAGAGTTTGTAGACTTTGGAGAGATCATTAGTGATTCATTAAAGAACTTCCCATTACAGTCTATTGGATTGAATCGTTTAGATAATGATTCGGTGAATTATTCTAATATCGTTAAACTATAAAAAGCGGAACGTATGGACTAGGCATAATAGCCTAGTCCGGTCCGTTTTGCTTATTATTTTTTGCACTGAGAATTGTAAATTTATAGGATATAATCAGCCTTAATAAGATATAAACTTCGTCTTTAATATATTGTCAGTTTCTTTTCGTCACTAATCTCAACTGTAAGACCAATGCAACGTGCATGGCGAATAACCTGCATAAGTCTTGCATCGAAATCTACTCTATCGAAATCATCGAACTTAACTCCGTCCTTCCAGCTAGAGTAAATCTCCTGTAACTGGTCAGGGTGATAGTTCTTGTAGGTAGGATCTCTGAAGTTGTCGAACCCTTCCTTAACACCTATCAGTAACCAATTGAGTTTAGCATAAGATGTTGAATCGTCAGCAATGCTCATCACATCATCGAAAGCCATTCCATCATCTAATGCCTTCATGATAACCTGCAGCTGTGTATCGTTGTATTTGTTATTTGCAACGAACTCGTATGCCGATAAGAAATCATTATTGAAATGCTTTACTAATTCAGCAACGATATTGATCTGCATGGCTGTAAGTCCAGAGTTTTTAAGATACTCCATATCTACTCCCTGATCTGGATATTTCTCAAGAAGATCTGTTGATGCAGCAATCCAATCTGATGTGTACTTAGGATCTGAGATCATAGCTGTAATCTCTGCCTGTTTGTTGAATGCCATAATTTGTTCCTCCTTAAAATATTATATTTAAGCCTAAAGCTTTAATATAAAGTCATAATATATTTTAACTCTTATGATTTTGCCAGGCGGAACATTTACTTAATGCAAAATAGAAAGGAGGAGATCTTAAATGCCTTATGGGAACATTGTTACTCCGTCTTATATTCCATTTAATGCTCAGATGCAGCGACAACAAATGCCACCGCCTCAAATGCATCAACCACCACCTATAAGAACTGTTTATAGTCAGAAAACGACTAAAAACAAAAGTTTCCTAGACATGCACCATTATCTTAAATCCATTGGAATTAAGAATAATGAGTTTATGCTTGCACTTATAGATCCAGATCTTGATGGTATTAATCCATATGATCCGAATCTTAATGTGTACTATAAACAAAAGATCCTTAGAGAGTGTATATGTAACTATTGGTATTTCATCAGGGAGGTTGTAAGGTTACCATCTACTGGTTCTGGACCGATGCCTTACAAACTCGATAGAGGTAATTTAGCATATAATTTTTGTGCTTCATTAAACTTAAATATATTCTTTGAGGAGCCACGTCAGCGTGGAAAAACAACCGCTGTAATTGTAAGATATCTTTATTTATATAACTTTGGTACTACTAACTCTAAAATGGCATTCTTGCATAAGAATATGGCTGGTTCTACAGACAACCTTACAGCCATGAAAGATATGAGGGATTTATTACCACCATATCTTATTCTTAAAGAGCGTATAACTCCAGATGGTAAATTAGATAAAGGTAAGAATAATACAACGGAAGTAGTAAATCCTTATAACAACAATACCATCAAAACGTTTGCTTCTGCTACAAATAAAGCAAAAGCAGCATCATTACTCAGGGGTAGATTTTTGCCCATTCATCATAGTGATATGGTGTCTAGCAAAGTTCTTTTAAGCTGGGAAGCGCTAAGGCTCTGGAGC